AAGGCCGTAGTTGACCGGAAGATAATGAAACAGGATCGATTTGATGAGATAGGCACAAGCGCTGTTAAATGGGCTGAAAAACACACAGCGGCCTTGGTAGTTGAAATAACCAACGAAACACAAGCGGCCATAAAAGCATTTATAGTTGAGGCTATTAAAAAAGGGCAGTCAATCCCAGCAATAGCAAAACAGCTCCGGCCGCTTGTAGGGCTTACAACAAGACAAATAATGGCGGTTGCTAATTATGAGGAATGGCTGATAATTAATAGGCCCGAATATTCCGTTAAAGTAATTCGGGAAATGGCAGAGGTCAAGGCAAGGCGGTTGCATAGGTATAGGGCGCAGTTGATAGCCCGGACTGAAACAGCAAATTCACTGAGCGAGGGAATCCGGCAAGGCTATATGCAGATGGGAGTTGATAAATTACAATTTGTAGCTGGCCCTGGAAGCTGTGATGATTGCGCAGGCTTAGACGGGCAAATATTTCCGATAGCGGAGGCCGAAGGCGTGATTGCGGTTCATCCTGGCTGCCGCTGTACGTTTGTTGCAGCATAGAGGATAAGCATATGAGTGAAATTAAAAAATGCCCCAGATGCGGGGCAGATATAAAAAAGAAAGTAACCTGCTGCCGGATTATGTTGAGCTGTACTAAATGCCGGTGGAAGGAAATATTAAGAAAGAAAAAATGATGGGGGCTTAAAATGCGCATAGAAAATATAAATAAAGACAACCTTAAAAAAGAACCGGATAAAGAGCTATTCAACCTGCGAATGCGATTCTCCCAGATATTCAAGAAGTTTTATAAAACCAATCTATTTAAAAAGAGTGATTTTAACTTCCTGGATAGAAAGGATTTTCTAAACCGCTATAAACTGCTTAATCGGGAGATAACGTGCCGGCGGCTCAAAGTTAATAAAAGCAATGAGCTTGATAAGATTATATTCAGCAAGGAAATGACCGGTGTGGATGTTAAAAGCCTGCCTGAAGTAGGTATTACAAATGATTATATTTCTATACATGGATCATTCCTTAAAAGCCCAAAAGAGCAGGGTTCATTTAGCATTTATATCAGGGAGAAGGGAGATAAAAGAACGGTTGAGGTTGAGGAGCGGATTAAGCAGGTATTAGAGGAAGAGCTGGGGAAGGATTCTACAGTAACAAAATGTGCAGAGGATATACCGGAAGATTGCATCCCCTTGTATGATTTAATACTAAAGCCTATAGATAATTCTAAGCCTCGGAAAGAGGAAAAGCCTGTAATAAAAACTGACCAATGGGGGCAGCCAAGGGAAGATGAGGAAGAGAAGGGTGAGGACATTGATAAGGGAGGTAAGGTTGATATAACTAAACCTTATCCCTCGGAGCATTCTGCCAGACTTCAATTGCCTAGCAGGTATGACAATTTCAGACGAACAAAGGGGGGTAAGATATATTTCAAAACAGTTATCCCCGCTGCCATTGGTATCATCTGGGGACACCCGAAAGGGAAAGCACCTGCAACCTGGGTACCGCAGGCTTTACGGTTTCCTAAGGATAAATATACGGTTGCACAGGCTAAGAAATTCTTAACTGATAACAAGATTGCATACATTAAGTTTGAGCCGGCAAAAAAAGAGGCGAAAAAGAAGAAAGAGGAGAAGCAGAAATACAGCTGCGAGTGTATCGAGTGCGGCCATAAGCTGACTACGGATAGCCACTGCAAAGACGTTAAATGTCCTAAATGCGGGGGAACGATGAGGAGGGCTGAGAGGCCGGGGGCTGGGGAAATAAGCAAGATAACATTGAAAATATTAAAATCTGATGAGAAGGAATATATTGCCGGCGGAATTGTAACGGCTTGTGAAAAAACAGACTCCCAGGGTGACATCGTTTCAAAAGAAGAGATATGGAAGGGCATGAAAAGCTGGATGTTAAATGGCGGCAAGGTAAAATTGATGCACAAGGGGAAAGATCAGAATATAAAAGTCGTTGAATGTTTCCAAGCGGATTCAAAGACACATAAAGGCGGAACTAGTGAAGATCATTTAATCAATAAAGGCGATTGGTATGCTTCTTTTTATTTCGGTGAAACAAAAGAGACAAAAGAAATATTTAAAAAGATGTTAGATGGAGAATTGCATTCATTTAGCATGGGTGGATCTGCGGCTTCAAAAGATGTTTAAAATGCGATTAAAGAATAATTTATGGAGATAAATTATGAATAAACGAGATTGTGATTTATGCGGTTGTGAAATGTTTTATGGTTCTGGAGAAATTAAAATAACTACAACGGGTACAAATGAAAATAGAGATCAGGCTTATTTTAATAAAAACATAAACCATCTATGTGTAGACTGTATGCAGAAATTCTTTACTGAGATAAAGTATTGGGCTCAACAAAATATGTCAGATAAAAATAAGGAAAGAATCGAAGATTAAGAAAATTATTTGAAAATAATCCTTGACTTTTAGATTAATAAAATCTATAATTATTTATAGATTATGAAGCTCCTGAACAAAAAAATAACAATTGTAATTAATGCCTTCCCTGTAAGCCCTATTTCTCTGTTCAGGAGCTGGTGGGCAGGGGGAGGCTATATTGACATGATGATTAAAAATATTTATTCGAGGCTCGGCGGGGCGAGGCCAGGCAAGGCTTAAAATCAAATAAAAGGAGGATTTAAAATGGCTGAAAAAGCATCAAGAATTAAACTGGTGAGACCAAAGATTGTAACGACTAATATTCGTATTAGAGGTCTTACGTCGTTAATCACGAACCGGAGAACTCCGGAAAAGATTGAGAAAAAGACAACAAGGGAAAAGGATGAAGATAAGATTTTTGAGAGCTGTCTTTATCCTAAAGTGGATGGTAAATATTCCTTCCCTGCCACTGGATTAAAGCGATGTGCTATTGATACAGCTCATACGTTTGTTGAGAACATCCCAAAGACAAAAGTCAGAGGAGCTTTTTTTATTCCTATTGATTATATCCCTATTTTTGGAGATGAGCCAATTATCAGGAAAGATGTTGTGACGGTGAATAGGAAAAGTGCTATTGAAAGAATCCGGGCAGAATTTAAGAATTGGGAAATGATATTCCCGATTCAATATGATTCTAATGGAGTTTTGTCAATCGAGATAATTATCAATCTATTTGCTGCGGCTGGGAATTGTGTTGGTATTGGAGATTGGCGGCCAGCTTGTAATGGGAATCATGGAAGATTTGAGATTGTTGAGGATAAGAAATAAATAATATAGGCCAGGTGCGGCGAGGCCTGGCGCGGCAAGGCAAGGCAGGGCGTGGTATGGCGAGGATTAATTAAAATGATTAAGAATGAAAATATAAATGATCGGGCGAGGCGAGGCATGGCGAGGCTCGATGCGGCATAGCCCGGCGAGGCAAGGTAAGGCTAAAATATATTTGCTTGGAGGTAAATTAGAATGAAAAAAAAGACTTACAAAGCAAAGGATAGGGCGATGTTTAACAAGAAGAAAGTACAGGATTATGCTGAAGAATTAGAGCGGCTGGCAAAAAAAACAAATGATAAATATTTCTCTCTATCTCCTCAGATAGTCGTAGATGCGGCCAGGGAAAAAAAATCTATACTTCACGAATGCTTTGAATGGGATAATAAAAAAGCGGGAGAGAGCTGGAGAAGGCAACAGGCCAGAGGATTAATAAATTCAATCGAAATAATCGTTGAGTATGATGACGAAGAAAAGACCACCCCAGCCTATATAAGCGTTAAATTTGATGAAGAAGATGAGGATAAAAGACGTTATATTTCATCAGAAATAGTTGCTAATGATAGTTCACTTCGGGAAATGGTAATACAGCAGGCATTAAATGATCTATTGGCATGGCAAAATAGATTTAAAAGCTTTAAAGAATTAGAGGAGATATTTGGAGCGATAAAAAAAGTACAGAAAAAACTTAATTTTAAAGTTCCAAAAGAGATTGGCATTGAAGCACAAAGATAATATGGCGAGGTTGTGTTTGTTGGGTTGAGGTTAGTTGGGCTGCGGTTTGGTGTGGTAGGCTGAGGTAAGGGTTTTATTATAATCATAAATTAATAAATTCTAATAGGTTTAATCTTTTTTCTTGACAAAATCAATATTATCATTTAGATTATAAGTAACAATTTGATTAAAGCCTGAAGCTGGAAGTCGAAACCTTCAGGGTTTGCGAACGTTTTTAAAGGCGTTCAAGGCTTGTTTATGCAAATGAGTCTTGGACGCCTTTTTTTTATTTAAGGGGGTTCAAAAGAATTAAAATATTTTGGAGGCTTTGATATGGCAAAACGTCGCTTATTTGATTTAGATATTAAAGAGGTGAGCGTTGTTGATTTTGGAGCAAACAAAAAAACTAAATTTCAAATTTTGAAGAGGAGTAATAAAATGGAAAAATTATTAGAAGTATTAAAAAAGATATTGGGCGATGAGGAAATTAATGATGAATCTGTCGAGAAGATTAAAGGGCTTCCTGAAGATAATGTCGAAAGTCTCAGGAAGGCACTTGATGAAATAGAAGGTTTTCAAGAGAATTTTCCGCCCGCACTTGACGAAGCATTCTTATCGCTTGCTAAAAGTGCAACCTATGATTATCCCGTCAAAGAATCTGAGCTTGATTTTGAGGACGTTGAAAAGGCCGGGGCTTCTCTATCGAAGGCAACCGTGGCACAGCTCAAAAAGATTCAAGAGATAATCGAAAAGCTTATAGGTGAAAAGACTAAGAAACTCAAAAAGAAAGATGGCGAAGAGATAGAAATTCCAGAAGAGATTCAGAAACGTCTTGATAAGCTGGATAAAATTGAAAAGGAAGCCAAGGAAAAAGCAGAAAAGGAAGCTAAAGAGAAGGCTGAGAAAGAAGAAAAGGAAAAAGCTGAATTGCTGAAAAGGATCGAAAAGCTTGAGAAAAAGAAAGGGACAAAAAAGAGCATCGATGGTCAGGACAATGACGCTGGCGATGAAGATGATGAGGAAGACAAATTCCCATCAATTCCCATAGTGAGCTAAAAAAATATTAATTGGAGGATTAAACAATGAAAGATGCAAAGAAATTGCTCGAAAAGAAAAAAATCGAGAAGTATAACCTGATATCCTTGCCAACTATTGACCTGCCGCCAGAGGAAGCCGATAAGTTTATCGATTGCATAGTTGATGAATCTGTAATGAAAAATTATGCCCGGATAGTTAAAATGAAAAAACCTCAGAAGCGGATAAGACATTTAGGTTTTGGCGATGGTCATTTCCTGTATCCTGCTGAGAATTTTGATGAGAGTGATTATAAAAAACAATGGTCACACAACCTCATTACTTTGAATGCCGTTAAATTCAGAGGCTGCGCTCCTGTTTATGATGATGATCTTGAGGAGGGGCTTGAAGGGGCTGCCTATAAGAATCATCTAATGTCAATAATTGCAAGGCAAACTGCTAATGAGTTGGAATATGCCGCCTATATGGGCGATACACATAGTTACAATACCTGGTGTGATGATCGGATTGAGAGCAAACTGGACGGCTGGCGTTATATTATAAATAACAGCCAAGTCGGGGATACTTATTATAATTCAGTCTGCGGGGCTGCTCATATCAAGAGCGCCTGTTTATGCGAGAGTGGGGATGATTGCGCAAGTGGAGATGAGGATCCAAGTGCTCATTTTGAATTAGCAGGGATGATTGCTGAACAGCACACAAGCGCACCATATAATCTGGAGATTAAATATGGACAGATGCTAAAGAATATGCCCTCAAAGTACAAGGCAAACACAGGGCTGAAGAATATGGTATTCTTAAACTCTGATCTAGTAACTCAGGATTATTTAATGGCTTTAGAAGCCAGGGGAACAGCTCTTGGAGATAGGGCAATCACAGATGGTGATATAACTAAGTATCATAAAGTTCCTATTATCGACGTCCCGCTTATGCCTACCGCCCTAGGAACCGCTCCTGATTATGGTATAGTTGGGGCTGGTGAATATACGGATGCTATATTGACTCCGAAAAATAACTTGATTATCGGAATCCAGAAGGATATTAAAATTGAACCTCAGAGAAGTGCTGCTGATGAATGCACATATTATTTCTATACCATGAAAATTGCAGTTCAAATTGAAAACGTTAATGCCGTTGTATTCCTGAAATGCCTGGAGCATAAATGTTAGCAATCGTTACTAATTTTGGAAGACCTAGGGTTTTTCCTTGCAGTCAAGGTAATCTCTGGTTAAACATGCTGGCGCCCATAGAGGTTAGAAATCCAAAAGTAATTAAAGAATTACAGAAATATAATGAACGCAGAGATATCCAACTGAAAATCGAGATAATTAAAGACCCATTATATCCTGGGAAAAAGGTAGAAAAAGAAATTAAAACAGAAGCACAATACATGGATTTTGATGAATTCAAGATGGATTATTCACAGTTCAAAATACAACAACTACGATCTATGGCCGGGGCAAAAGGAATTAAAGGGACTTTCAAAATGACAAAAAAATTATTGATTGAAAAATTGGAGGAAAAAGATGGAATATCCGAAAGTATTAGATAATGATGATGCTCATCAGCCTGAATTGTTATGGCGTGACTTCAGAATGCACAATCTTCATATTCAGCATGATAAAATGTTGTATCTGAAAGATGTTATCGATATCATTGACGCTCATCGTTTTGTAGATGATTTCTGCAATCTTCCCGATGTAACCTATGAGTGGGATCTGCTTGAATCACCTGGAACATCTGGAGTTGACGCAATAGCGTGCGCCGATGAGGTTAATGGTGTGCTGGAACTTGTAACTGAGGGCGATGATGATGACAATGGCGAACTTGTGCAGCAGTGTGAATGCTGGAAACTTGTAGATTGCTATCCGTTATATACGGAGTTGAGATTTAAGCTCTCAGATGCAGAACAAACTGATTTCTGGTTCGGGCTTATAACCGGAACAGCCGGATGGTTCGCAGGGCCGCCTAATGATTATGTTGTATTCAATAAAGATGATGGGGATAATAACCTTGATTTTGTAAACGCTACAAATGCAGCCGGAAATGATACTGATACCGGAATTGATCTTGTAGATGATACCTGGTATAGAATAGCTTTCCATTGGGACGGGGACGGGACAATTCGCTGGTTCGTTATCCAGGACGGTGACTTCCCGCAGACAGTTCTTGCAACCGGAACGGTTACGACAAGTATAGTTCAAGATGAGGAGCTGACCCTTGGATTCGGTATCCAAGCAGGAGAAGCAGCAGCTAAAACACTTAGCGTTGATTATATTAAATGCGTACAAATGCGGGTTATTGAGTAATGAAAAAGTATATAATTCCAAGAATAGCTCATTGTTCGACTGGATGTTAATTCTGGGGCTGTAGGTTTTACGGCTTGCAGCCCCAATTTACTTTTATTTAAGGAGTCAACCATGCCTGCATCAGGTACTTATTGTGGGGATTATATTTGCTCCTCAGATATCGATAATTTTCCCAGTGGATCGGATTATGACGATTGGAAAGCAATAATCGATAAAGTTGAACAGCTAATCGATAAAACCTGTCATACCCATTTCGGGGGCGAAGCGTTTGATATCAAGCTTAATGGAAACGGTAAAAATCGCCTGTTTATCCCGCTTAAATCAGATATAATCACGGTAACATATGTAGCTGTATCCTGTATTGAAATGCCTTCGTCATGGTATACCTGGGATGAGCATTCAATCTTTTTAGACCCCTGTGTTTCCGGTGCCGGCTATACTTTTGATCCGGAGCTTATATTTATTCTTTCTGCCAGCTATGAGCGGGGAATCTTTCCCAGGGGTTATGATAACATATGGGTTAAAGGCACGTTTGGCAGTGAGGGAGATGTACCAGAGGCTATCAAGCAGGCAGCTATTATACTGGCAAAATGGGAGAATGATCCGACATTATATACAAACATATCTTATAAAAAGTCTGAGAAAATAGGAGATTATTCCTATACCAATCTGGCAGGCTCACAGAGCGAGATTTTAACGGGCATTCTTGAGGCTGATCAATTCCTGCGACTCTATGTGAAAAGAAAGCCGATTATAATGGCTCCCTGATATGGCGGAATATGTTTCACGATCAAAAAAATTCAGCAATCATTTTTTAATCGAAGTACTCCCTGATAATAGCTGGAAGGATGAGGACTGTTACATCATAGGTGGTGGCCCGAGCCTTAAACGATTTAACTGGTCTTTACTCAAGGGTAAAAAAACAATAGGGATAAATAGGGTATATGAAAAATTCGATCCGTCTATTATTTTCTCGATGGACACCCGTACAATCCGATGGATTTTAGAAGGAAATTATGGCCAGGAAGCAAAGGATAAATTTCTTAAATCTAAAGCCTATAGAGCCTGGCTTTGTACTTATATTTGTAGACTTCCGGCAAATATATTTATAATACCCGTATATATTAACTACTCAAGGGGCTTTAAAGCCTTTCCTTTAACTATGAAAGACGGTATAGGGCATGGTAACAACTCCGGTTATGGGGCTATAAATCTGGCCGTCTGTCTGGGAGTTAGGCGAATCTATCTCCTGGGCTTTGATATGAAAATCAACAAATCTGAGACTCATTGGCATAACGGTCATTATGAGGGCGGGAAGAGGATATGGATGAAACAGAGCGTGCTTGAGGGGTTTAAACAATACTTTAAACATGCAGCAAATGAGATTAAAAGAAAAACAAATGTTGAGGTTATTAATTTAAATCCTGATTCAGGGCTTGATTGTTTCCCTAAAAAAGATTATAAGGAAGTATTAAAATGAAAAAAGGTAAGATATGGGGAACTACTGAATTATTATTTTGCAATAAAAACGTTGCCGTGCATATTCTTGATATTAAAAAAGATGGATATTGCTCTAAACATCTACATCACTGTAAATCAAATATCTTCTATATCATATCTGGAAATTTAAAATTGAGCGTCTGGACAGCAGAGGGAATAAGGGATGATACAGTATTATGGCAGGGAGAACAGACGGAAATTAAGCCAGGAATCTATCATCAATTTAAAGCATTAACTCAGGTTGTATGCCTTGAAATATACGAGATTAAATTCAGAGGCGAGGATATTGAAAGGGAAACAGTTGGAGGGATTGAGAAGTGAAAGATAAAATTGAGATTATAACCGCTATCACTCCAACAGGTGACAGGCCGTTACCTTTTACTCTATGTCAATATTGGATGAGCAAGCAAACTTTGAAAATAGACCAATGGATTGTAGTTGATGATGGGAAAATTCCCACTGAGCCTAAAGTTGGAATGGAATATATAAGACGGGAGCCGCAGCCGGATGATCCAGAGCGTACTTTAATTGAAAATCTTAGGGCTGCGATACCTTATATAAGAGGAAATAAGATTTTAATTATTGAGGATGATGAATATTATGCTCCTGGTTATGTAGAGGAAATATCATCACGACTTAATCATCATGAAATCGTAGGCATTGGTCGAAGTAAATATTATCATCTACCATCTGGTTATTTTGCTCACCTTGCAAATACACATCAATCTTCACTTGCGGAGATGGCATTCAGTAGAACTTTTTTATCAGAATTCAGGAACTTTTTAACCGGAAATCTATATCTTGATATGAGAATCTGGAGAGCAGTTGATCGAAGAAGAGCACATTTATTTTTTGATGATAAAAAACCATTGCACGTTGGTATGAAAGGCATGCCAGGCCGGCATGGTATAGGTGGCGGACACGATACAAATCATCGTATTTATCGAAATAGAACTAGGGATGAATCAAGAGCGGTCTTGAAAAAATGGATACCAAACGAGGAAGATTATAATATTTATATGGCAATAGTCAATGGAAATTTAACAGAGGATAACTATCAATCATGGTTCAAGACATAACAGGCATTACGGTCTGTTATAATACAAAGGGATTTATGGAAATTGCTTATAATTCTATTCGCAAATTTCATCCAGATATGCCTATTCTTATTATCAATGGTTCTGATTTAAATAACCCATGCACTTTATATCTATATAGTATAATGTCGAAAAATACAGAAATAGTAATGATGGGATATAATATCGGGCATGGTCGAGGTTTGGATTTTGGAATCAATAGAGTTAAGACAAAATATGCCATGCTATTTGATACAGATATTAAAATGCTCAAGTCGCCTGTAAGTGAAATGTTGGGTTTAATGGATGATAATTCATTCGGGGTTGGTAAGATTATAAAAATAGGTTATGATGGAATTGATTGCGGAAAAAGGTCTTATCATAAAACAGAAGGTTGTTTATTATATCTTCATCCATTTTTTCAAATAATAAATGTCGCAAATTATAAAAAACACCATAGATATGTACATCATGGAGCGCCTTGTTATTTAACAATGATTGATATTCATAAGAAAAAATTATCTAAAAAAATATTGAAAGAATTTCCTAATCTAAAAAGCTATATAAAACATTACTCTAAGGGAACGAGAAATTATAGAAGATCAGTTGGTCTTAAACAAATAGTTGGACAATGGGAGGTTAGATGAAATCAATTGCATTTATAACTAGAGTGCATCCTAAAAGAAGTAGAATGCTTAACCTATGTATTCAATCAGTTAAAGCACAAATAAATGATGATTATGTCCATATCTTAAATCATGATGATAGATCAATTGATGGGTATGGTATATTTCAGGCAAATAAATCATTTGCTAAAATAAAGCAGATTGATGCAAAATATGTTATGGTGCTTGATGATGATGATATGCTAATTGATGATTGTTTTGTAGATTATTTTTCAAATCTCATTAAAGATAAGAATCCTGAAATTATTTTTTTTAAAGGGTATGTTGACGGGAGAGGTATTTATCCACGGCCTGAAATCTGGAGCAAAGCTCCGGTTTACGGTTCAATAGCTTCCTTCTGTTTTGCTGTACGATTAGACGTATGGAAAAGAAATATTCTTATCTTCGGTAATAGACGATTCGGAGGAGATTTTTGCTTTATTGCGGCCTGTTATAAAAATACAATTGAACATTTATGGATTGATCGACTAGTTGCCAGTACCCAAAAAGGGCCAGGAAGAGGACAGGGAGAAAAAAATCATGGGCAAGGGAAATTTATATGAATATTAAAGATGCAAAGCAAACATTTTTAGATATTAAAAGAATTTTAGATCAATTAAGTATAAAATTCTGGCTAGTTGATGGCACGGCATTGGGAACAGTGAGAGAAGGTAGCATAATTACTAATGATCAAGATATTGATTTAAGGGTATGGGCTTCTGATTGGAATTTTCCAATAGTATTTAAAAAATTAATTTCTAATGGATTTATCTGTAAAAAAATAAGAGATACAAAGCATTACGGCAATTTAAGTCCAGGATCTGTCATTCGAAAAAGAGGAATTAAAATAGACATTTGCTTAGGTTATTATTATCCCCTAGAAGATAAGATTGTAGTATTAGCATATAAGCCAATGTCGAATGTTTCAGTACTGCCAGCGAGATTTTTTAAAGATGATTATTTTATTAATTTTATGGACATAAAAGCTCGAGTTCCGAATCCTCCAGAAGAATACCTTAAAATTCGTTATGGGAAAGACTGGAGAATTCCAAGGGCTGGAAGTTACCCTCATAATATTCCTATTTCAATAAAAAAAGAATTTGAATATATTAATTCACATCCAATAATAGACATAAAGGAGTACTGGTAATGTCAAAAATATTAGTAACAGGAAGCAAAGGGACTCTCGGCGTCCCACTTGTAAAAGAACTTATACAGCGTGGTCATAGCGTTTATCAATGCGATCTGGCTCATCATAAAGATGATAACTATATCAGAGCGGATATAGCAAATTATAGACAACTGGAGCGAGTATTTGCTAATAATTATGATTATGTTTATCACCTTGCCGCTGAGTTTGGCAGGATAAATGGCGAGGAATATTACGATACCCTTTGGCAGACTAACGTGATAGGCACAAGGAATATTTTAGAATGGCAAAAAAAGAAAGGTTTTAAACTTATATTTGCAAGTTCATCTGAGATTTATGGCGATAAGTATGATGGTATTTTGTCGGAAAATTTACCACTTCAATCCTCTATCATACAGCATAATGATTATGCGGTAACAAAATGGGTGAATGAAATACAAATCATGAACTTTGAAAAACGATTTAATAATCAATGTATGCGACTAAGATTTTTTAACGCATACGGTCCGGGTGAATATTATCATAATTACCGGAGCGTTGTTTGTTTATTCTGTTATAGAGCATTATTTGACATACCCTATCAGGTTTATAAGGGATATCATAGAGTATTTATGTATATTGATGATTTTATTCCTACGCTTGCTAGAGCTTGTGAAAATTTCATATCAGGAGAAGTATTTAATATTGGGGGAATAGAATATCGTAGTGTAGAAGAATTAAGTAGCATTGTTTTAGCCTATATAGGGAAAAGTGATAAATTAGTTGATTATTTGCCCGAAGATAAGCATAACGTCGTTAATAAAAAGCCAGATATTAAAAAAGCTAAACGCTTATTTAATCATAATCCAATAATATCTTTAGAGATTGGAATACCCAAGACGATAGACTGGATGAGGGCTGTATATAAATGAAATATTCAATTTTAATGCCTTATTATAGAAAGCCGATGATACATAATACATTTGTATCGTTTCTCTATCACTATGCTGGAAGAGAAGATTATGAAATTATAGTAATGGAAGATCGCAAGAATATAGAGGAAGAAAATGAGCATGAGTTTTTAGTAAATACGATCAAAAATTTCTCCCCATCTCTTAAAATTAAACATCTCGAAACCACGTTTAAACCCTCATATGCTCCCTGTAGGATGTTTAATGTTGGGGCTAAAGAAGCAAGCGGGAAATTCCTTATTCTAACTAATCCAGAGTGCTTACATTTGACAAATATACTCGGAGGATTTGATTTAGTTTTAAGCAAAAATCCTAATTTGTATGTTATTGCAGCCGTATTAAATGCAGACTATAATGGGAATATCAATAAATTTGAAGACTTTAGATATCAGATGATTAACTGGTATCAACATTCAAAATATAGAAACCGCCGGCTTCATTTCTGCTCTGTGCTATCGAAAGAAACATATAATAGGGTTGGCGGTTTTGATGAGGGCTATGCTAGTGGATTTGGAAGAGAAGATGTCGATTTTTTAAGAACTTTAATTGTTAATAAAGTGAAAGTTATCACTAAAGATAATATTATTGCTATCCATATGAAACACCCGCCAATACCGGATATGAAACGACTATGGACTGTAAATAAGATTTATTATGCCAAAAAATGGCATGAAACTATCGGAGAATTTAATGAAAGTTCTGATTTCTAATCCCCCCTGGTTCGTTCCTACGGGAACATTAAAAGAGAATGCAACGAGGATGGGATTAAGAGCCGGAGGGCGTTGGCCATATACAAGCCCAGGGATACATAAGGGATACTTCCCCTTTCCGTTTAATATGGCTTATGCAGATGCTTATTTGAAGGAAAAAGGAATAAAATCAGTACTCAGAGATTCGATTCTACATCTTGACGAGTATAAAGATTTTTTTAATTTTGCTGCAAAATTTGATTATGTAGTATTGGAAACAGCATCGGCTTCATGGAAAAATGATTACTATATAACAAAAGAAATCTCAAAGAATAGCAAAGTAATTTTAGTAGGTATGCATGCCACTGCATTTGCTGATGAATTGATAAAGTTAAAAGAGGTTTATGCGGTTCTTAAGGGAGAATATGAAAAAAATCTTTATGCCTGTTTAATTGGAGGGGCTGGCGGTGTATATGATTTTGATGAATGGGAAAATATAGACGACGCCCCATTCCCAACAAGAGATGAAACTACTTATCTTTATACCACTCCAAGGCATCCATTGGCTGTAAATGTTTGGGGCAGTAGGGGATGTCCTTATAAATGTTCATTTTGTTATGCCGAATGTTTTCATAAAAATAATCTATATAGACCTCATAGCCCTGAAAGGATCGAAAGAGAAATTAAGGATATTTTAAGAATATTACCTCGGATTCGATATATTTATTTTGATGACGATACGTTTAATATAGGCAATGAAAGAATCAGAGAAATATCTAAAATGTTGAAACAATTCGGGTTGCCCTGGGGGGCAATGTGCCGTGCTGATACTCTTAATTTAGAAACATATGCTATTATGTATCAATGCGGTTGCAAGGAACTAAAAATAGGAATTGAAAGCGGCAGCCAAAGAATTTTAGATGATATTATCCATAAAAAATTGGATTTGAAAAAAGCGGTCAATATGATTAAAGTAATTAAGAAAATAGGAATTCATGTTCATGGAACATTTATGTATGGATTTCCAACAGAAACAGCAGAAGAGATGCAAATGACAAAAAGGGTGATGGCAGAGCTTAAATGTAATAGTCAACAATATTCCAGGATGGGGCTTTTAAGCGGTACAGAAGCCTGGAAAAGATTTGAAGTTACACATAAGCGGCAGCCAACCATAGAGGAATCTGATGGCGTATTTTTAAAAGGGATGAATAAATGAAAAATTTATTATTAGATAAAATCCAGGATTTCACAAAGCTTTCTCAAAGTATAGGAGAATGGCGATATTATTTAGAATTCATAGATACATATTTCAGAAATAGAGAGATAAAAAAACCCATAATCGTTGAGATAGGCATTGGGTTTGGCCGGCAAAAGCGGTTTTATGAGCAGCTTCTTGGCTATGAACATATTGGGATTGATATCCGAGCTGACCGGAAACCTGATATTGTAGGTGATAGCAATAATCCGAAGACATTGAAGAAATTAAAAAATAGGCTAAAAGGGCGTGATATTAATCTACTCTATATTGACGGAGGTCATCTATATCCTATTCTTAAAAAAGATTATGAATTTTATGCGCCGTTGACAAAAAATATTATTGCCATTCATGATATTGTGCTTGAGGATCTTAAAAGTACTTGTGGAAGGTTTTGGAAAGAATTAATTGCAGAAAACAAAGAAGTTCAAGATAAAACTTTTATTACTTTTACAGGATATTGTAGCCCGTTCGGGCCAGGAGCAAAAGGACGTAAATATCCAAGGGATATACTGGGACAGGGCACTGGCTTAATTTTATTGGGCGAACCTTATCCATATATACTATGAAAATTATAAAATAGACAAGAGGTGATAAAATGTCATATAACAGCTTATTAATCAACAAGGTAGATTTAATAGACATTACCCTGGATCAGTGGGGGCAGCCTACAGAGGTAATAACAAGCGATGTTGTTTGTCGGATTGTGTATACAAATAAACTTATTCGGAATGCACAGGGCGAGGAAGTTCTATCATTTGCAAAGCTATTTTTTAAGCCTGGCCAGACAATTAATCATTCAATGAAAATACGAATAAAAGATCCACAGAACATAGCAAAAACAATAGACCATTCAATAATCAAGATAACAAGACCTCAGGATGCAGTTAAATTACATCATAATGAAATCTGGATTTCTTAAATTTTTATTGACAAATAGGCTAAAAGTATGTAAATTTATAGATAATAAAGCCTTGAGATTTGAGGCTGAAGCTTGTCACTTGCAAGCGCTCTAATGTTCAAAGGTTAAAAACTTTTTGAATGCCTGCCTGAGCGCAAGATTCAAAACATGAGAATATTATGGCAGAAGAAACAGGCTTTACAATTGATTTTTCTGATTTTGATAAACAATTTGAGCGTATTGTCAATTCTGCAATTCCTGGCGCTGCGGCCAGAGGATTAAAAAAATCAGCAGCTTTTTTACTCAGAGATGCAATCCTTGAAATTCCGACTGTACCAAAAAAAGAGGGAAATTTAAGACGAACTCAGCAAGTTAATGAACCAGTTTTAAAACCAGATATATCTGTTGAAGCGGGATTTGCTGCTGATTATTCAGCGAAGGTTCATGAAATGCCTGATACGAATAATTTTACTGAACCTGGTTCAGGGCCTCAATATTTATCTACTAAATTAATTAGAAACAAAGAAAAGTACATGAAGAAAGTTGCGGATGAAATATTAAGTGATGCGAAATGATAAAGGAAATTACAACATATATACAGAATCAGATCCCCCTTGATGCGCTTATAACCTGGACGGCGCCAGCTTTAACAATCGGAGTCAATCTATTTGCCGGTCATATACCGATTAAAAATATGAATGGGGATAATGTGCCGGCTGATCTCACTAATCAACGCTATGTCGCTGTTTTAGAGAATGCAGGGGGAGCCGTAGATAATCAGCAACCGGATTTTATTGAAAAGGCAATACAAATCTATAATCAGGCTGATAGTTATTTTCAAGCTCGTAAGGATGCAATGGATGTTTATACGCTTTTACATCGGGATGTTAATACATACGGGGCTGCTGGGATTGAATTACCAATCGTAGCAGGCGGCCCTCAATGGCTTGCTATGGTTATCGATGCCTTATCTGTTCCGGCGCCTATCCAGAATCCGGATTTAAAAGGAAACACAATATTTTCAACAAATTTTATATTTAGAATGGAAAAGGCGATTTGTTAGAAAGCCTTTAACATATATTTAAATTAGGAGGTATTAGAATGAAACTCGCAATAGGAGATAAAGGCCCAGCAGAAATTGTCTGGGATTATGGGGGAACGCCTATCACTTTAAGCCCTGTGTTTGGGACAGTAGAACTAACTCTTGAAGATCATATCAGCAATGTTGAAGAGGAAAATTATGGCGATGCCCCAGTTGACGCTGTATTTATGGGGACTGTCATGGGGCTTTCTGTCCCAATGTCTAGATCAACGCTCACGCAATTAGAAAATTCTATCGCCTATGATGTGCTAGGGAGTAGGGCTGGCCAGGTGATTACTCTAAATAATGTAGCTGGTTGTGATATGTATGCAAATTCAAAACAGATTGTAATCGCCCCAATATGTAATAATGTCGTTAATACAGATCCGGCAAGCTGGACATTACTTTACAAATGTTATCCATATCGCACGCTTACCCTACCGTATGATCGATCAACGCAGAGAGTACATCTTGTAAAGTTTATGATTTTCCCAAACCAGGATTCCGGTTACTGCGGCGAATATGGAACTGAGGGAATGGCATCTGGCTCAACTCCAATAACAGGAATATGCTAAAATGTCAAAATTGGTTATAAACACAACCCAGGAACTATATAAGCCAATTGAAATTGAAATTGATGGAAAAACCTATACAGTTAAAGCTAAATTTACACGCAAATTTTTGAAAAAACTTGGTGAGTATGATAAATTAATCGATCAAGGCGATGAAGATGCAGCATTTAAGCGGCTGGAAGTGTTGATTGGAAAGCAAACCGTTATTGATAAGCTGGATATCAGAGAGGTTAATGAAATTACAAGGCACATTATTAAAAATATCTATGAACCTGAGAGGGATTTGCCAGCAAAAGAAAAAAACTCGGAAAGGCCTGGCGACAAAAATTAGCATTAATCGCTAATGAATTCCCAGGCCAGTTTCCAGGGTCTAAGCTTTATAATTTAGATTACCGTGAGGAGGATTTCTGGATGCGAGAAGCCTCAAAAAAAAGAGTTCGCAATCTATTGGAAAACCCTAATCTTACACCAGAAAGCCATGAGCGGTTATCGTGGACTTTAAAACTCATGAATGCCGAGGAGAATTAAAATGGCTGGTGGATGGAATGCCGGAAGTATAGTTTCAAAGCTAGAACTTCAGAAATCTAAATGGGACGCGTCTGTTAAGTCTGTTAAGGGAGATTTAAAGACTTTAGGGGGGAAAATACAGGCAAATTCTGCTAAATTTAAATCTATGGGAAGAGGCATGACAATGGCCGGTGGTGCTATAGTTGCATCTATGGGATTGATGATTAAAAAGTATGCTCAAGCTGGGGATGAAGTTCACAAAATGGCACTCCGGACAGGATTTGCAACAAGTACATTATCAGAGCTTAAATATGCAGCCGAAATAAGCGGGGGAAGTATTACTTCTTTAGAGAAGGGCATTAAAAAGATGTCTAAATCTTTAACAGATGCCAGCATTGGGCTTGAAACCTATGTGAGATCATTTGACCGGATTGGATTATCTGTTGAAGAGTTGATGACATTATCACCCGAAGATCAATTTTTGAAAATAGCCGAAGGAATCGCATCACTTGAAAGCCCAACTTTAAGGGCTGCAACGGCTCAGGAAATATTTGGACGGGCTGGGACAGAACTTTTACCTTTATTTGCAGAAGGCGTTGATGGCATGACCGCTTTACGAGAAAAAGCTAAAGAATTGGGATATTCATTTGATACAGAAGCCGCAGAGGGTGCGGCTAGACTTGTTGACGCACAGACAACGCTTAAAACAGCTATATCAGGACTTGGGATATCAATTTCCCAAAACCTTGCGCCTGCCCTATCAAAACTTATCGAAGGATTAAGCAACGCGATAGCAAAGGTAAGTGATTGGATAAAAGAACATCCTAAATTAACAGAAATAATTGCAAAGGCGGTTTTGGGAATAGGTGCTTTAATGACTGTTTTAGGCCCGCTTGTGATGATGCTTCCTGGGATTGTTGTTGCTCTGCCAGCCATAGCAACTGGAATCAGTGCAATTTTAGGCCCGCTTGGAGCGGTTACGGCTGCAGCAATTGCAGCGTATAATATTGTAAAAAAACTTGCCAAAGCAAAAGAATATTTAGCCAAGGCAACCAAAGAGGCAGAAACCGCACAGCATAATTTTGGACAGAAACTAAGAAAAATTGCAGATGCCGCAGGATTAACAAGATTAGAATTTGCAGAATTAACGAAAAAATATAAGGGAAATTATACGGCCTTAGGTTCAGCAATTTTGAAAGGAAAAGAAGGCGTTAAGCTTCAAAAGGCAATGGCTGAGCAAGCAAAAATAGGCAGCAAAGAATGGGAAAAACAACAAAAATCGCTTAAAAAATTAGATGAAGAAGGATTTAAACCGCTTACAGTTACAATTCCTGAAGTGATGGAAAAAACTAAAACCTGGGTTGATTATATTAAGGATATGGGATTGAAAACGGTTGAAGAAAAAGCCGACAGAGTCGAAGAATTAGAGGGATATGTCGATGATTTGAGCCAAGCATATGCAGATGGTAAAATTGATCTGGATGATTATATCGAAGCGGTCAAGACAGCTAAGGATGAGATTAAAGATTTATCAACCTCAGTTTCAACAACCGCTCTCCCTGCCTTCAGAGATATGAGCGGAGCGTTGGATTCAGCAGTTGGAGAAATGACAGATAGGATCCCAGACATAACAACTGCAGTTGAAACAGAAACGGGAAATGTTACATCCTTCTGGGACACAATGGCAGACGGCTTGCAAACTAAATGGTCATCAACTATAGGAGAAGTTTTAAGGGGGGCGACTTCTCTTAAAGATGGGCTGAAGGGAATTTGGGATGCTGTCTTGACTCAATTTACCGATATGGTTGGTCAGATGGTAGCCAAATTTATCGCTGAAAATGTATTCAGCCTTATGACATCTGCTGCTAAAGAAGTCGGTACAGCTATTGTTGGTAATATTGGGAGTGCAATCGGAGGGATAACAAAGGGTGCTGAAGCGGCTGTAAGTGGAGTTAATCTTTTAGGTAGCGTAGTAAGCGGTGCAGTATCAGGCCTTGTAAGCGGTTTAATTGGTGGCAAAACTGATATGGACGCAACGAATCGAGAGCTTCATAATATCTGGGCTGAAGCTCGGAATATCCTTCAAAATGTTGATAATATGAAATGGAATCAGGAGGCGTTGAAAAAAATTGGCTGGAAACAAACGACATTATTAGCACAAATCAAGGATAGCTTAAAAGGCGGGCTAGGGGGCATGGCTGTAGATATTGATTTTACTGCAACAAATAATTTTCTTAAACAAATTAGAGGGAATACGGCATTAATCCGGGAATGGACGAAGAGAACCTTTGAAACATTAAAAGGGAAAAGTGAGGGCTGGGCTACCGGCTTTGAGGGAATAGTTACACAACCTATAAGGCCGCTAATTGGCGAGGCTGGCCCGGAATGGGTGAGCGTGCAACCTTTATCAGGGGGGCGGTCGCCTTCCTCGTCTAATGTTACGGTTAATAATTATGTCAATCTAAATGGGACTATTATCACAGATCGTGATTATACCCGTAAGAGGATGATTCCAGAGATGCTCTCAGCTCTTGAAGCGAACTTTGAAAAAACAAAAATGAAACAAATATTAGGAATAGCATAAAATGTCATTTATATATGTTGCAGCAAATTTACTGGATGTGGACTCATTGGATTCTGTATCAACTGAGGATGCGATATATGTCAAAGAGTTTTTATATAATAACCGGCCATCAAAACCTTTCCGGTTTACAGATAAAAATGATGAATGGATAAAAGTTGATTTTGGGGCAGCTCAGAAGCTTACCCATGTTTCAATATTTAATCATAATTTAACTGATGCTGTTGATTTGAGATTGCAGGGAAATGCTGCGGATGCTTGGGGCGCTCCGACTTATAATCAAGCTTTAACATGGCAGGAATACTCATTATACCGGCATTTTAATGAAACCTTCCGCTGGTGGCGATTATTTGTTGATGATCCGACGAATACGGGTTATCCGCAGATTGGGGAACTTTTCTTGGGCGAACATTCAGAATTTTCAAATGGTCATGTTCAGCCAGATTGGAGCCAAAATCTTGATTTTTCAATTGCTGAGGAAAAAACTTACTTCGGCCAGAATTGGGATTATTATTTGTCTGATTGTAAGAAGTTTAATATAAAAATTAAGAATTTAAACAATCCTGCAAACATAGATGATCTTGAAACGTTTTTCCGAAGTATAGGCGGTAGCGCAGGCCGATTCGTTTTTATCCCAAAGGAAAATCAACCTTATTGTTATCTTGTTAAAATAGCAAATACTGATATTGTCAATAATCAGATAGTCCGGGGTTTCACACGTGAATTAAACGAATGGACAATGACGCTTAAAACACTTGTGCGGGGTATTCGATTGTTATGAATGTCGCAGATGAGATTAGACGGATTGCGAAAGATTTAGCCTACATAAAAATTCAACTATCTAATGTCAGGGCATATGGGGGCGGTCACGCTAACCCATATACAGATATGGTTAATACCGCAGACCCAGGCGCTCCTGGAGCTGGATATGTCAGGTTTTTTGCCAATAATGAACATTTAATTGGGCTTACATCGGATGATAACTGGCATGATTTATCGGCTGGAGCAAAGGGGGTTAGCTCTTGTATCCATGAATATATAACCGTTACCGATGCGGGAGGACTGAATATAACTTGGAGTGCAGGCAAAATATTTGACGCTGAGATCACAGGCAGAAGTCAAATAGTTGATATTCCCGCCCAGCCTGTAAATCAAGCTTGCGCTGCATCTGAATTAAATTATTTATTTTATGACCGCTCTGCTGGAGCCTTAGCGCTTGATACAATTGGGCCAGATTATGCAGACGGTGATTTTAGTATTGCTCACATTTTAACATTACACAATGATATTCTTGGGATACTTCAACGCCCCGTTTGTTATGAGAGTATTCAAAAAATAAGACATGTTTTAAAAGAAGCTTTTCCTGCGGTTATTTCTTCAGGAATGCTTATTTCAGAACATGCGGGAGCCAACGCATTTGATGTTGATCAGAGCCCAGGAAGTTTTGCATATGGCGGATTTGAGGTAATTCCCGGAGATGCTATCGATTCAACGGTTAAAAATATAATCCGCTGGTTCCATAATGCAGCCGATGTCTGGGAGACGGATACGAATAGCCAGATAGATGCTGCTAATTGGGACGATCCGACTGATGGGGCTGTACCACAAGCAAATACAGCGAATAAATATTATCGGAGTACGTTTTATAGTTGCGGTGATCATATCCATTGGGTATACCCACAGGTTGAATATGATAACATAAACGCTGCTCTAATCGCTCCAGATCCAACCCCTCCGGCTGCATTGGAACATTTGCCAAAGACAACAACAGTTGTTTTAAAAGGCAATGCTGCGGCCTTTCCTGCTGCCGGAAGCGACCAGTGGATAGATGTGCGACCTATGCTTGGAGTAAATGGGGGGAATGGAGTTATATCATCTCATGCAAATTTAAGCACTCTTGCATGGACAAGCTGTGGACATTCTGGGACAGCAAGCCGATACATAGGCTTTGATGGGGCTGGAGCTGCACAGGAGCGGACATACGCTCAGGTTTTAGCTGATTTATCAGGTCAGGCCGCTGCTGCCTTTAATTGGAACGCCCAGAATCTAACGAATATCGGGACATTATCCGCAAATGGCATAACGGATATAAGTACAAGCGTAACTAATATTGCAGCCGGAACTACTGGACAGCGACCAGCCGGAGCCGTAGGCGACATTAGATATAATTCCACTTTAGGCAAATATGAATTCTATGATGGGGCATGGCAGAACGTTTTGCTTTCCGGTAATATAGGCGTTGCTGATAACAAGCTATTAGAGGTTGACCAGGGGGCAGGGCTTACAGATGGCGATATTGTACGGGCTACGGCAGCAGGATTGGAGAGTAGAACGGATGCGGAAATTTTAGCTCAATTATCAGGCAATGCG